GGCGAGCGTGCGACCATATATCGGCGGCCATTGAGAGCATAAACGCGCGCTGATTCTCGCGGAAAAACGCGGTTTTGGCCGCTCTGGCCGCTTGCACGGCATTAAACGCGCCACGGCCGGATGATTTCAGGCACGGCTCAAAACAGCCGGCCATTATCGCAAACGGGCAGAGCTTTTCATCCGGTACCAGATAGCAGATTGCCGTCAAGTAGCCGATTTTCTGGCCTTTGATCGTTTTGGCGCTGGATTCGCCCAATATTGGCCGATAGGGCAGGTTTTCGCGTTTTAATTGTGCTTTGAATGGATTTTTCATGGCCGGTTCCCTTGTGAGTGATTAATAAGCAAGACACATAAAAACAAATAACGCCAGCGCCGCGAATGCGCCAATCGCGCCGCATATCTCTGCAAGTGTCGGTTTTTCCATTTTCTTTTCCCCAATGGTGGCCGGCTTTCGCCGGCCGTTTGATTTACAGGTAATTCCAAGGTTTTGCGCCGATCGCTTTTGCGGCTTGTTTCGCGGCGGTTTTATTCTGATAAGTGGCTTGCGCTATCACGTTATCGCCGTTTATTTGGCCGATCGGCGACTTGCTGATAATCAGGGTCCAAACGCCGCCTTTTGCTTTGAAGATATGAGCCGTCATTTTATTTCCTTCGTTTGAGTGAATAAATTATTGTTTTGCAGCGATTACATGGTAGCACGTTTTTTGAGGTTGTCAAACAATCTTTTGCGTTTATTTGCGATTCGCGGTTTTAATGGTCATTTAGGGTCCTAAATGGTCATGAAATGGTCATTTGGCACGGGCAAATGACCATGGCAAAACCCGCATGGATACTAGCTTTTGGCCAATAATGGTCAAATGGTCATTTATTTTTAGATGTTAGTAAGTAGTAGTAAGTAATATAGGGAATCCCGTGCCGTGCACGCCAGAATCCCGTGCCGGAGTGCAAAAATTTTGATTTTGCGTTGGGGGTAGCAGCGATTAAAATTGCATGACCATTTGACCATTTGACCATGTCAGAGTGATAACTTATGCCAGCAGGTAGACCCGCATCAATTCGCACGCGCAATTTCCTGCGCCATTTAACGGATACCGAAGCCGCGATATTGGCTCATGCCGGCGACGGCGATATCAGCGCTGGCTTTAAAAATCTACTCGACTGGTATCAGCAAATGCATTGTCAATCGGGCAATGCTAACGATTTTGTTATATCTGATAGTGAGCCAAATGGTAATAGTTAATGGCTGTCAGGTACTGGCAAAATGGTGCCCCCTGCTTTCATGTTCTGACCCTAATTAAAATCTATCGATCCTGGCTAATCGATAGGTATCCCCTATCCCGATAGCCTGCATCTATAGCAGAAACTTCGACGTTATATAACGTGCGTTATGTAAAACGCGGCTGATAGCCGCCTGCTATGGCTGTCGACCGCTTGCTGGCCGTTTGTTGCCATTTTGATAGGGGGGAGGGGGCCGGCAGGTCTAGTAAAATTTGCGGGAGCCCCCCACCCCCACGAAAAGTGAAATTAGCCTTTCAGCAAAACAGCCACTTAGCTAGTAAAAAAAGGCTACAATCCACGCAGCTTCCCCTTACAGGAAAAAAGCCATGCCTGCACCGATTAAAGACCCGCCTTACGTGCCACCGGCGACGCTACCCAAGACCGACAATCAGCGCATCAAAGAGTTGAAGAAGATGCTGATTGAGGGCAAGGGCGAGCAAGTCGTCCAGAAGGTCTTGGATATTGCGTTGGACGACGGCCACCCAGGCCAGATGGCGGCGTTGAAGCTCTGCATGGAGCGAGCGTTGCCGACCAGCCTGTTCGAGAAGACGGCAGCGCAACGCAGCGCGATCAACATCACCATCTCGGGGCTGGCCAGCCCGCCAGAGATAAAGGACATCATCGATGGATAACTGGATAGCTCAGTACGAAAAATTCAGCGCCATGCCTTGGACGCCGACCAAACTTGCCCCAAAAGAAGAAAAAGAGTTCCAGAAGTGGCTACAAGGCACGCAGTTATTTAACTCGGTTAAACCGTACCTCGCGCAAGACGCCGGCGTCCCTGTTGAAAAGCTGAGTAACTCGCAGGCCATAAAGATGATGCTTGAACGGCCCGACTATGACTACCGAGGCGCTTGGAAAGCTGGCGTGCAGGAGGTGATAAGCCCCTACGACAACCGCCCACACTGGCCATCCGCCACGCCGGAAGGGCGCATGCTAAAAGACCCTACCCACCCAACCGCGTGGAAAGAATTCTTTATGCGGCAGTACAACAAAGACCCCGACGAGTTGGGGTTAGACACCCTTGAAAAGGCGCGCATGTGGCAGATGCAACAGCAGCCATCCGCGCCGCCAGAACCGGCGTTCATGTACAAAGACCCCTTCGGCTATGTCGGACCTTAACTTCCAGCTGCTGCCCTGGCAGCAAACCGTATTCAACGACAAGACGCGCTTCAAGGTCGTGGCCGCTGGACGGCGTTGTGGCAAGTCCAGACTGGCGGCGACCACGCTGCTGATTGAGGGACTGCGCTGCCCGTCTGGCTCGGCTGTCCTGTACGTGGCGCCCACGAACGGCCAAGCCCGGCAGATTATCTGGAACGTCTTGCTGGATCTGGGACGGGATGTGATCGCCGGCAGTCACGTCAACAACCAGGACATCACGCTGATCAACGGCGCGGTGATTTATGTGCGAGGCGCCGACCGGCCAGACACCCTGCGAGGCGTCTCGCTGACCTACGCCGTGCTGGACGAGGTGGCCGACATCAAGCCAGAAGCGTGGGAGCAGGTCATCCGCGCGTCTCTGTCAGACAAGAAGGGACGAGGTCTCTTCATCGGCACGCCCAAGGGTCGGAATTGGTTCAACGACTTGTACAAGTTGGGGCAGACGGGTGAGGACGAGGATTGGAAGAGCTGGCACTTCACGACCAAAGACAACCCACTGATCGACCCGAAGGAAATCGAATCCGCGAAAAAGACGCTCTCGACGTTTGCATTTAAGCAAGAGTACATGGCGAGCTTCGACAATGCGGGTTCCGACATCTTCAAGGATGAGTGGATCAAGTACGGCGAGGAGCCGGACTATGGCAGCTACTTCGTGGCCGTGGACTTGGCCGGGTTCGAGGAAGTGGCCAAGCAGGCGGCGAATTCGAAGAAGCGGCTGGACGAGACGGCGATCGCGATCGTGAAAGTGACCGAGGATGGCAAGTGGTTCGTTAAAGAAATCCAGCATGGGCGCTGGGACATCCGCGAGACGGCAGCGAAGATTCTGATGGCCATGCGGGACTACCGCCCCTTAAGTGTGGGGATCGAACGGGGCGCGTTAAAAAACGCGGTTTTGCCGTATTTGAGTGATTTAATGCGCAAAAATAATGTATATTCGCACATAGTTGATCTCACGCATGGTAACCGGAAAAAGGCTGACCGGATCATCTGGAGCCTCCAGGGTCGGTTCGAGCATGGCAGGATCGTGCTGAACCAAGAAGGTGATTTTGATACCTTTTTAGACCAACTGTTGATGTTTCCGGCGCAAGGCGTCCATGATGACCTACCCGACGCGCTATCCTACATTGACCAGTTGGCGGTGACTTCCTACTTCGAAGGCGACGCTGACGATGAATGGGAGCCGATAGACGTAATTTCTGGGGTGTAAGATGGACCAAAACGATTTTGACGAACCCACGGAAAACGATAAAGAGCTTATCGCTTTCGTGGTTGACCATTGCGACCGCTGGCGTGACTACCGCAATGTGAACTTCCTCCCGCAATGGGAAGAATATGAGCGCATCTTCCGTGGCGAGTGGGCTGTTGAAGACAAGACACGCGACTCTGAACGCTCTCGCATCGTCACCCCCATGACCCAACAAGCCGTTGAGACGCGCCATGCAGAGATCATGGAGGCGATCTTCGGTTCTGGAGAATACTTCGACATCAAGGACGACGTTAAGGACATCAACGGCAATCCGATGGATGTCGAAATGATCAAGCTCCAGATGATGGAGGATCTGAAGAAAGACAAGTTTAGGAAGTACGTCGATCAGATCGAGTTGTTGGCTGAGATCTATGGCACGGGTATCGCCGAGATCACCGTGACAATGGAAAAAGAGTACATTCCAGCAACCCAGCCGATCCCCGGCATGACGAGCCAAGCGGCCATCGGCGTGCAAGAGGTGGACCGCGTCTCGGTCAAACCGATACCGGTCAATCCAAAGAATTTCTTGTGGGACCCCAACGGCACGTCGGTGGACGACTGCATGGGTGTGGCGATCGAGAAGTACGTGTCCATCCACAAGGTGGTGGCTAACATTGAGAAGGGCGTCTATCGTAAGGTCAACATTGTGCCGACCTACGACGATACCGACTTGGAGCCCACACAAGAGGTCAGTCAGTACCAAAACGAGAAGGTGAAGCTCCTGACGTACTACGGCCTAGTGCCTAAAGAGTACATCGCTAAGCTCAATAAAGAAGACGAGGAAATGGTTGAGTTGTTCCCGGACGACTCGCCTGCGGAAGACTACAGCGACATGGTCGAGGCGATCGTCGTCATTGGTAACGACGGGATGTTGCTAAAGGCCGAAGAGAACCCGTACATGATGAAGGATCGTCCGGTACTGACCTATCAGGACGACACGGTGCCAAACCGGCTGCCTGGGCGTGGGACGGTGGAGAAAGCCTACAACATGCAAAAGGCGATCGATGCGCAGGTCAGAACGCATCTGGACTCGCTGGCGTTAACAGCGGTGCCGATGGTGGCGATGGACGCCACACGGCTGCCACGCGGTGCGAAGTTTGAAGTGCGCCCCGGCAAGGCGTTCATGACCAACGGCAACCCAAGCGAGATTCTGTTCCCGTTCAAGTTTGGTCAGACCGACGGCAGCAATCTGACGACTGCACAGGCGTTTGAGCGTATGCTCTTGCAAGCCACCGGTACGCTGGACAGCCAAGGCATGGTCAGTCAAGTCGCCCGTGATGGCGGCAACGCCGGCATGTCGATGGCGGTCGCCACGATCATTAAGAAGTACAAACGCACGCTGGTGAACTTCCAGGAAGATTTCCTGATTCCGTTCATCAAAAAAGCGGCGTTTAGGTACATGCAGTTCGACCCTGAGCGCTATCCGTCGGTGGATTTGAACTTTGTGCCGACAGCGACATTGGGCATCATCGCGCGCGAGTATGAGCAGGCGCAGTTTATTGCGCTCTTGCAGACCTTGGGCCCTGACACACCGGTGCTGCCATTGATTTTGAAAGGGATCGTTGCCAACAGCTCGCTGTCTAACCGCATGGAGTTGATGGAGGCGCTAACGCAGATGGCGCAGCCCAACCCTGAAGCGCAGCAAGCAGCGATGATGCAGCAGCAGCTGGCATTGCAAGCCGCGCAGTCGCAGATTGCGGTCAATCAGACGCAGGCTGAGCGCAACCGGGCGGAGGCCATTAACACCACGATTGAGACGAAATTGAAGCCCATCGAGGTGCAGAGCAAGATTATGGCGGCCAACACGCAGAATCTGCCCAATGATGCGGAATTGGCCTCCAAAGAGTTCGACAAACGGGTCAAGATCGCCGAGCTGATGCTAAAAGAAGCCGACATCAAGAACAAATCGAAGATTGTTGAGATGCAAATGGCGGAAAAGGCGAACAAGATCAGCGGCATGGAAGAGGATTTCTTGGAAGAATTGACCAAGGAGCTGTCTGGTGGACGTTGAAAGCCTAGCTAAGCAGCTCATTCTGCAGAACATGACGCCAGAGCAGCAGACTGCTGTTCTGGATTCAGTTCGCGCGACGCTTCAAGAGGCTAGAGGTAACCAGAAACGACGGGTCAGTGAGAACGTCGGCATGGTAGTCGATGCTTTGAAGAAGATTGAAGCCGACATTCGGGCGAAATACGACGATTTAGGCCAGAAAATCACCGATCGAGTGAACTCGATCCAAGATGGACGCGATGGCGTCGATGGATCTGACGGTCGTGACGGCAAGGATGGCAAAGATGGACGTCCAGGGCGGGACGGCAAGGACGGTCGGGATGGGATGCAAGGCCCAGCCGGCGTGCCTGGCGAAGATGGGGTGTCGGTAACTGACGCTAAGATCGACTTCGACGGATCTTTGGTGATTTCGCTCTCAAACGGGCGTGAAATCAACGTTGGTGAGGTCGTTGCACCCGACTTGGCCGAGCGGATCAAGGTTATCACCAACGGTGGTGGCACCTCGCAGGCGGTGTTGGACGCTCTGGCGTCACTGCAGGCGCAGATTGATGCGCTGATTGCCTTGGATTACAAGGGTACGTGGAACGCGTCAACCAACACGCCCACATTGGCGTCTAGCACAGGCACTTCGGGCGACTACTACATCGTCTCGGTGGCCGGCACGACCAACCTAAACGGGATTACTGATTGGCAGCCGGGCGATTGGCTCATTTTCAACGGTAATGTCTGGCAAAAGATCGATCAGAGCTGGGCTACTGCCGGCGCGAACGACAATATCACGTCGATGACAGGCATCACAGGTGGTATTTCCTCACCTGACTTCATCCAGTTCGACACAGGTGCCACGGTTACCAACGCAGCAGGCCGTCTGTACTGGGATGCTACGCAACAGACGCTAACTGTTGGCTTAAACGCCAATATTGCAGCGGACGTGGGTCAGACGCTCTATGCGTACGTGACTAACGACGAGTCGGTGACGATTACCAAGGGTCAACCGGTCTATATGTACGCGGCGCAGGGCGATCGGGTGTCGGTCAAGCTGGCGAGCAACACTAGCGACACGACATCAGCCAAAACTCTAGGTGTTTGCGCTGAAAATATTGCTGCAGGTCAGGCCGGCATGGTCTTGTGCCAAGGCGTGCAGGACGGGCTGGATCTGAGTGCTTACAACCCTGGTGACACGCTCTATGTGGGCGCCACAGCCGGTACGTTGACGTCTAGTAAGCCCTACGCACCCAACCATTTGGTCTATGTTGGTGTGGTTGAACGTGCCAACATGGGTAATGGTCGCCTGTACGTGCGCATCCAGAACGGCTATGAACTGGAAGAGTTGCATAACGTCTCGGCTCAGTCGCCCAGCAACGGCCAGACGCTGATCTATAACGCAAGCACCAGCTTGTGGGAGAAGAACACCTTAACTGACGGCACCGGCATCAGTATCACTGAGGGTGCTGGGACGATCACGATTGCCAACTCAGGTGTGCTGAGCGCTATTGCTGGTACTGGCATCTCTGTGTCGGGCGCCACAGGCAATGTGACGATTACCAACAGTGCGCCAGATCAAACAGTGGCATTAACAGGTGCTGGAACAACCAGCATCAGTGGCACATACCCTAATTTCACCATCACGTCGAACGATCAGTACACTGGTACGGTAACCAGCGTTACTGGAACATCGCCTGTGGCTTCATCAGGTGGCAATACGCCAGCTATAAGTTTGGCGTCTGGCTATGGTGATACGCAAAATCCATATGCTAGTAAAACTGCAAATTACTTTTTAGCCGCACCCAACGGCACTGCGGGCGTACCTACTTTTAGAGCCATTGCTGCTGCAGATATACCAACGTTAAATCAAAATACTACAGGTACTGCAAGTAATGTTACAGGAACAGTAGCTATTGCAAATGGTGGTACTGGACAAACAACAGCTAATGCTGCCTTTGACGCCCTAGCCCCAAGTCAAACAGGTAATTCTGGCAAATACTTAACTACAAACGGAACCACGACTAGTTGGGCAACAGTCTCTTCTACGGGCACTGTTACCAGCGTTGCCGCTACTGTTCCAGCATTTTTATCTGTTACCGGATCACCAATAACAACAAGCGGAACATTGGCTATCTCGTATTCTGGTACCGCATTACCTATAGCCAATGGTGGAACCGGCCAAACAACCGCACAAGCATCAATGAACTCATTTGCTGGCGCTGTAACTTCAGGTCAGTATTTGCGTGGCAATGGCACTAACGTAGTTATGTCAGCAATTCAGGCTGGTGATGTTCCTACACTTAACCAGAATACAACAGGAAGTGCTGCAACAGTTACAGGAAACGCAACTGGAAGCACATTTGGATTTAATTCCGGATATGGCTCAGTAGCCACAGCATACGGCTGTCGTGCATGGGTCAACTTTAATGGCACAGGTACAGTCGCTATTCGTGCTAGTGGCAATGTGTCGAGTATTACGGATAACGGCACAGGTGACTATACGGTTAACTTTACCAATGCTATGCCGGATGTTAATTATTCCATTGTTGGAAGTTCAGGTAGCGGTAACTCTTATGGAAGTTATTGTTTCAATAACCCTGGAGCTGGAGCAAGATTTGCAACTGGATCGTGCAGGATAAATTCATTTATTACACAAACTGCTGGTTTAGCTGATGTTGATACAGTTTGCGTTTCTGTTTTTCGTTAACAAGGACAACCAATGAACTCAAGAATTTTATACCCAACAGATGACGGCGGTGTTGCTGTCATAGTTCCAGCCGCTGAGTGTGGCTTAACCATTGAAGAAATCGCTGCTAAGGATGTGCCGCCGAATACTCCTTACAAGATTGTGGATGTCGCTGATGTCCCGTCTGACAGAACGTTCCGTAACGCATGGGAGTATGAAGCATGATTAAGATCAACATCGACAAAGCCAAAACCATTGGTCACGATATGCGTCGTGCTGCTCGTGCTGAGGAATTCAAGCCTTACGACGAGGCTATAGCCAAGCAGATACCGGGCGCAGTAGAAGGTGCTGAGACTGCTCGTCAGGCTATCCGTGAGAAGTACGCAGCTATCCAGACACAGATTGATGCAGCAGCAACACCTGACGAGATTAAAGCCGCTTTGGGGATTTAGATGACGCCTGAACTGCAGCGCTATTACGAAGATCGGTTCGCCATGATGACCCACCAAGGCTGGCGCGATCTACTGGAAGATATTGACTTAATGATAACGTCTTTAAATAACGTCGCTACAATCCAGGACGAAAAAGATTTACAATTTAAGAAGGGTGAGTTATCTATCCTAAACTGGCTGAAAACCTTGAAACAGGTCAGCGAAGAGGCATACGAGGCACTCAATGAGAAAGATATTTGAATTTCTCTGCGAAAGCGGAGAGCGCATCGAACGATTTGTCGAGTATGAAGACAAGGTAGTTCGTTGCAATTGCGGCAAGACGGCCAGCCGCACCATATCTGCGCCGGCGTTTAAATTGGAAGGGTGGTCGGGAGCGTTTCCTACAGCTCACGCAAAGTTTGATAAAAGCCACCGAGACAAGCTAAAATCCGAGCAGAAGGCGAACAGATAAGCAGAAATGCCCTGTTCATGTTTAATCCTGAGAACCAAAAGATGGCAGGAAAAGGAACTTCGACATGTTGATTGACCAAGAACCAGAGATGCCTAGTGAGTTAGAGGCAGAGGAAGCAAAACTACCTGAACTAGCAGCGCCACAAGTCCCAGAACTACCTGACCGCTATCGCGGCAAGTCGATCGAGGACATTGTCAAGATGCACCAAGAGGCCGAAAAGGTCATTGGAAGGCAGGCGCAGGAAGTCGGGGAAGTGCGGAAACTAGCCGATGAGCTGATTAAGCAGAATCTCTCGTCAAAATCTCAACCTGTTGAGCAGGTAGAGCCTGAAGTAGACTTTTTTGATGACCCTAAAAAGGCGATTCAGAAGACCGTTGAGACACATCCTGATGTTGTCGCTGCCCGCCAGGCGGGTATCGAGTTCAAACGGATGCAAACTCAGCAGCGTCTGGCGCAAGAACACCCAGATTTCATGGAAATCGGGGCCGACAAGGACTTTGAGACATGGATTAAATCGTCTCAGGTACGACTCGAACTCTACGCCAGAGCCGATGCGCAGTTTGACTTCGATGCGGCCAATGAATTGCTAAGCACCTACAAACAGTTGCGTGGCATTAAGCAAAAGCAGGTCGAGCAATCTGGTAAGGAGGCTCGCCAGCAGACGCTAAAAGCAGCGCAAGTGGACACAGGCGGCACCGGGGAGAGTTCAAAACGCGTCTACCGCAGAGCTGACCTTATTCGGCTGAAAATGACCGATCCAGCTCGATATGACGCGCTGTCCGACGAAATTATGGCGGCGTATGCAGAGGGCCGGGTCAAATAATTTACTTTTGACTTTAGGAGTTAGACATGGCAACCGCATTTAGCCCAGCAAATAGCGTAACGACAACGACAGCAGCAACGTTCATTCCAGAGATTTGGAGTGATGAAATTGTTGCGGCCTACAAAAAGAACCTGGTTCTGGCCAACGTCGTTATGAAGATGAACTTCAAAGGCAAGAAAGGTGACACCGTTCACGTTCCTGCCCCAACCCGTGGTAGCGCCTCGGCCAAAGTGGCAACCAATGCCGTCACGCTGATCGCTGCAACTGAGTCTGAAGTCCAGATTCTGATCAACAAGCACTACGAGTACAGCCGTCTGATCGAAGACATCGTCGAAGCCCAGGCTCTGAACTCACTGCGTCAGTTCTACACCAACGACGCCGGCTACGCGCTGGCTCGCCAAGTAGATACCGATCTGGTGCAGCTCGGCCGTGCATTCAACGGCGCCACCATTGGCACCGACGACTACGCAACCAGCAACACCACAACCAAAGCCTACATCGGCTCGGACGGTACGACTGCTTATAACAGCACGACCTCCAACGCTGCTGCCCTGACCGATGCTGCGATCCGTCGCACCATCCAGCGTCTGGACGACAACGACACCCCGATGGATGGCCGTTTCTTCATCATCCCACCCTCCAGCCGTAACACCCTGATGGGTCTGGCTCGCTACACCGAACAGGCATTTGTCGGTGACGGCAGCGCCATCCGTAACGGTGAAATCGGCAACCTGTACGGTATCCCCGTATTCGTCACCTCCAACGCCGACTTCGGTGCTGGTAACACGGGCGCTGACCGTATCTGCCTGATGGGTCACAAGGAGTCGATGGTGCTGGTTGAGCAGATGGGCGTTCGTTCGCAGACCCAGTACAAGCAGGAATACCTGGGCACGCTGTTCACCTCTGACATGCTCTACGGTGTCAAGGCAATGCGTACTGCGGCAACCGTCGGCGCTGCAACATCGTCCTCGGCCTTTGCACTGGCTGTTCCAGCCTAATTAAACTCCCCGGCTTCGGCCGGGGGTTTTTAACCTAATTAGGAGAACATCATGGCAAATGCAACATCCGTCGTCGTCCGCGCTGGCAATGACCAGTTTCGCGGTCTTTACACTAGCACCTGGCTGGTTCGTGCCACTCTCAACGCTGACAGCTTGTCTGACGGCGCTGGTGACACCGATACCGTAGCTGTTCCCGGTGTGGCACTCGGTGACATGGTTTTGTCAGCTTCTCTGGCAGTGGATGTGGCGGGTCTTATCGTCACAGGCTACGTCAGCGCAGCAGACACCGTCAGCATCCGGTTCCAGAACGAAACCGGCGGCACCGTTGATCTGGCGTCGTCCACACTTCGTCTCGTAGTCGCACGTTCATTGGCGTAAAAGCCGGGGGCTTTGGCCCCCGTCTTGCCATCAGGAGGTTTCATGGCAACTTTTAAGTGTCTATCCAGTGGCCAGACAGTCACGTTTACTTTGCAGCACGATATCGACAGCATGAAGGGCCATCAAGGCTATATCCGTGTCGATTTACCTGAGGATACGCACAGCGAAGCGGCTAGTTTGGTAACCCTATCCCCACCACCAAAACGGCAGGGGCGGCCAAGGAAGATGGAAAATGTCAGAAATTGACCCAAGAGAGTTTGGCAAATTGGAAGCGCAAGTAGAACTCATGCAGTCAGAGATCCATGCGCTGCGCAATGACGTCAAGCAGTTGCTGGAAATGGCTAATAAGTCCAAAGGCGGCTTTTGGATGGGTATGACGATCGCGTCCGCATTGGGCGGCGTGCTGACTTTTGTTGCAGATAGACTGTTTTTCAAATAAGGGGTGACATCATGCCAATGGTTGACGGAAAGAAGTACCCATACACGAAAAAAGGCAAGCAGGAAGCTGCTTCGGCCAAGATCAGCAAGCTGCGCAAAGAGGGCTACCCGCAGAAACAGGCGGTAGCTATCGGGCTTAGCATGGCCGGCATGGCCAAGAAAAAGGCCAAAAAGTGAAGCCGGTCTGGGAGGCCAAACGGCCTAAAAAGCTGGGTGAGTCTAAGCCCTTGACCCCAGCGAAAAAGGCGTCGGCCAAGCGTATGGCCAAGGCAGCTGGACGGCCCTATCCGAATTTGATCGACAACATGAGGGCAGCGAGGAAGAAATGAAAACACCCGCTTGGCAAAGAAAAGCCGGTCAAAATGCAAAAGGCGGCTTGAATGCCAAAGGCCGGGAGTCTTATAATGCAGCAACTGGGGGCAACCTCAAAGCGCCGGTGAAATCCGGCGACAACCCACGACGAGCTTCTTTTCTTGCCAGGATGGGCAATATGCCCGGTCCGGAGCGTGTAGACGGCAAGCCCACCCGGCTGCTGTTGTCCTTAAACGCTTGGGGCGCTACATCCAAGGCAGATGCAAAGGTAAAAGCTAAAGCTATCTCCGCAAGGAATAAGGCGAAAAGCAAATGACCTACTTAGAACTCGTCAACGATGTGTTAGCCCGCTTGCGGGAACAACAGGTCACAACCGTTGGCCTGACTAGCTATTCTTCCTTGATCGGTAAGTTTGTCAATGATGCCAAACGCCAGATCGAGGACGCCTACGATTGGAATGCGCTAGGCCAAGAAATCACTTTTACTACGACATCCGCTACGTACGAATACTCGTTGACCGGCGCAGGTCAGAAGTTCCGCGTTACCAGCGATCCACTAAACACCACCAGCAATGTCGTCATGGAAGTCATTCCTGTGGGCGAGATGCGGCGCAAGCAGAACCTGCAGCCACAAGTGACCGCTGTTCCTACCGAATACTGCTTTGAAGGTGTAGACGGCAACGGCGACGCCAAGGTGCAGCTGTGGGGGCGGCCTAATGGCATCTACACCATCAAGTTTTTCCTGTCGGTTCCACAAGCCGCGCTATCGTCGGACTCCACATCTGTGTTGGTGCCGGATGTGTTGGTAGCGCAAAACGCTTACGCCCGCGCTTTGGTTGAGCGCGGCGAAGACGGCGGTCTGAACTCTTCGGAAGCCTACGCGCTGTATAAGACCATGCTGTCGGATTACATTGCTTTGGAAGCCACGCGGTTCCCAGAAATGCAGGAGTTCTACGCCTCATGAGCCAGCCACTGCGCATCGATACGATCTCGGCGCCAGGCTTTTACGGCCTGAACACCCAAGATTCGCCGCTCGATTTGAACGCGGGGTTTGCTTTGGTGGCGACGAATTGCGTCATTGATCAGTATGGCCGGGTAGGTGCGAGAGAGGGCTGGGCTAAAGTCAACAGCAGCTCGGGCAATCTAGGCGCCAATGATGTGGGCGTCATCCATGAGTTGGTGGTGGCTGACGGTACGTACACGATTCTGTTTGCCGGCAACAACAAGATTTTCAAACTCGACGGCAGCAATGCAGTTGTCGAGTTGACCTACGGGGGAGGGGGCACCGCCCCGACCATCACAGCCAACAACTGGCAGTGCGCGTCGCTTAATGGCATTACGTATTTCTTCCAGACAGGCCATGACCCGCTGATTTACGATCCAGCTGTTAGCACGACCACGTACCGCCGCGTCAGTGAGAAGACAGGCTACGCCGGCACGGTGCCGTCGGGCAATGTTGTCATATCAGCTTACGGTCGCCTATGGATCGCCAATACGGCGTCGGATAAGCAAACACTGACGTTCTCTGATTTGTTGGCCGGTCATATTTACTCGGGCGGCACCTCCGGCACGTTGAATGTGAACAACGTATGGCCTGCTGGACCAGACGAGATTGTCGGTTTAGCTGCGCACAACAATTTCCTGATTATCTTTGGTAAGCGCCAGATATTGGTTTACCAGGGAGCGACAGCGCCAGCGACTATGTCGCTAAGCGATACGGTGGTGGGTATTGGCTGCATCGCGCGCGACTCGATACAACCTACTGCGACTGACGTTTTCTTCCTGTCTAACAGCGGCGTGCGCTCATTAATGCGCACGATTCAGGAAAAGTCCGCGCCGTTCCGTGATATTAGCAAGAACGTGCGAAACGACTTAATGGGCATTGTTGCAGGTGAAACGCTGGCTAATATTAAGGCCGTGTACTCGGAAATCAATGCATTTTACCTGCTGACGTTGCCGACCAATCAGTCTGTCTACGTGTTTGATACGCGTGGCTACTTGCCTGATGGATCTGCGCGAGTGACGCAATGGACGTCGATTACGCCGTCGGCTTTGTTGTCGCGTCGCAATGGTGATTTGCTCTTAGGCCAAACTGGCTACATTGGTAAATACGGCACGTATCTGGATGATACAGCTGAGTATCGATTTCAGTACTACACGAATCATAGTGACTTAGGTGATCAAAGCGTCACATCTATACTAAAACGCATTGGTGTGATTGTGATTGGTGGCACAAATCAATACATCACCATTAAGTGGGGTTTTGATTTTAACGAAAACTATTTGTCGCAAAACACGCAAATTCCTACACAAAGCGTGTCGGAATATGGCATTGCTGAATATGGCGCTAATGGGGTTCCTGTTGCGGAGTATGCTGATGGTATTGCACTACAGACGCTATATGCGCAAGGTACGGGCACTGGCCGTATTGTTCAAACGGGCTACGAAGCTGACATCAATTCTTCGCCGTTGTCGATTCAAAAAATTGAGATTCTGTCGAAAAACGGGAGAGTAACGTGAGTAACTATGTAAAGAGTACGGACTTCGCCGCCAAAGACGCATTGGCGTCTGGTAACGCGGCTAAGATTGTTAAAGGCACGGAGATTGACACCGAATTTAACAATATCGCCACGGCCGTTGCGACCAAAGCCGATCTTGCCAGCCCCACGTTTACTGGCACGCCCACGCTTCCGACAGGCACGATAGCTGTTACGCAGTCAACGTCTGACGATAGCACCAAGATAGCTACCACTGCGTTTGTGCAAGATGTTGTTGATGCAATAAAACAGTCACTTTACCCAGTTGGCTCTATCTATACCAATGCAACTAGCAGCACCAATCCTGGTACGTTATTAGGGTTTGGTACGTGGACCGCATTTGGCGCGGGTCGTGTCATGGTTGGTTTTGATTCTGGTAATTCGCTATTTGATACAGCAGAAGAAACGGGTGGTTCTGCAAATGCAGTTAATGTAAGCCACACGCACACTGCCACATCTACGGTTACTGACCCTGGCCACAGCCATACAGTAAAAATTGGCGAAAGTTTTAGCGGCGGGAATAGTGTTCAGTACACAAATTCTATAACAGGAAACGCGTCTGTAGTTAATAGCAATACAACAGGAATTACTGTTGCTACTAGTGTTTCAACGGAAGGTTCATCTGGCACCAATGCAAACTACCAGCCGTACATTACGGTCTATATGTGGAAGCGCACGGCATGATTGTCGAAACCTTACCAGACCATCAGATTACGCATCATTTCTCTGATGGTATGTACGCCAAAGAGATGCGTGTAGAAGCAGGACAAGCTATTTTGAAGCACACGCATGACTTTAGCCACTTGTCTATTCTGGCTAGAGGTCGTGTGGCCATGCTGATCGGCGATGAGATAGAAGTTATTGAGGCACCTGCTTGCATAGATGTCAAAGCAGGTTTGGTACATGGCATAAAAGCCATTGAAGATTGTGTTTGGTATTGCATTCACGCCACCGACGAGAAAGATCCGGCGAAGGTGGATGAAGTCATCGTAAAGGGGTACTAACATGCCAGTAACGGCAGCACTTATCGGCGGCGGCGCCAGCCTCTTAGGCGGCATATTAGGTGGTAATTCGCAGAAACGTGCTGCGCAAATATCCGCTGACGCACAGCTAAAAGCCGCGCAACTTGCTGCCGAAGAGCAGCGTTTTCGTCCCGTTGGGGTAACGACACGGTTTGGCCGAAGTCAGTTCCAGTTCGATCCTAGTGGTCGTCTGATGGGTGCTGGATACCAGATCGATCCGCGTCTGGCAGCGTATCAAGATCGTTTGGATACGCTGGCGGAACAGCGGTTAGCCGAAGCCGAAATGGCGCCGGAAGCCTACGCGCCTTTGCGCCGTGCTGGGGAGCAGTTGTTTGGGTTAGGTGGTCAATACCTCGCGCAGACGCCAGAACAAGTTGCGCAACAATACATGCAGCGCCAGCTCGACTTGCTTGCGCCTAGCCGTGAACGTCAGTACGCCCAGCTGCAAAATCAACTGTATCAAACTGGCCGTGGCGGCTTGGCCGTTGGTGGTACTGGTACGCGCCCCGGCGGCAGCCCCGGTCTGGCTGCAGCCAACCCTGAAATGGAGGCGTATTACAACGCATTAGCCCAGCAGGACGCAGCACTAGCAGCGCAAGCGCAGCAAGAAGGCCAGCGTCAGTTGGCATTCGGCACAGGTTTGTTTGGTCAGGGCGCTGGGCTCTTGGGTGGTTACGAGTCAGGCGTCACTGGTGCATTGAATCCGTTCACTACGACCTTGGGTGGTGTCTCGACGCTTGAGAGCTTGGGTCAGCAGCCGCTGGACCTTGGCTCTACATTGGGTGCGCGCGCATCAACTGCCGGCGCTAATTCGGGTCAATCGCTACTACTGGGAGGTATGGGCGCAGCACGTACTACACAAGCCGCCGCGTTTGATCCGTGGGCTGCTGCGTTGTCGGGTTTGGGTAGCAATCCGGCATTTGGTCAAGGCATTGCAAATTTGTTTGGTGGTGGCGCCGGTAACGCGGCGGATTATGATTGGGGTGCTGGCAACGTTAACCAAACACCTGCCACTTATTGGCGCTAAATTTTGTTTTGACAGCCGGCACAAACGCAAGGAATTAAAGTTATGGCTACCAGTGATATCTTAGGTCTGTTCATGTCGCCTGAACAATATCAGGCGCAACAAATGGCGCAACAGCAAGCCGCTGACCAGCAGCGCGCGTTTAACTTTGCTCAGTTGAGCCCTCGCGATCAAGCCGTTTACGGCACGTTCTTGGGTGCGCAGCAGTTAGGCCGTGGGTTTGGCGGCCTTCTGGGTGTGCAAGACCCCCAGCTGCAGCGCATTCGCCAGCGCCAGGAAATCATGCAGTCGATCAACCCGGCGGATATGCAATCATTGATGGCAGGTATTCAGCTTGCGTCGGAAAGAGGCGACCAAGAGCTGGCTTTGTCGCTGACTGACTTTATGAATAAGCAAGGCAGCGAGATGGCTTTGGCGCAGCAACGTCAAGCGCAAGCTAGGCGTGAACAAGTGCAATCGTTGCCTGCGGGCATTCAAGAGGCTGAACTTATTGGCAAATTTACGGAAGACCTACAAAAAACCACAGACCCTAATCAACGCGCGATTATTCAAGCCAAGATAAAACGTCTTGAGAAAAACTTAACTAAGGCTGATGAGCTTGAAGATCTTTTTGTTGCGGAAAAAGAAGCTATTGCTGAAGCGCAATCAAGGGCCGCGCCGTCTCAAGTTGTAGGGTTAAATGGCCTACCTTTAGCTACGCAACCTACGGTAAACGTTGATAATGACCCTAGAGTAAAAGCAATACGGGCACGCATCAACACGCTTACAGCCACGCCTATCGATAAACAATTGCCTGAAGTCGCTAAAGCTACGGCGTTGGCTGATCTGGTTAGTGCCGACCGTAAATCCTCGGAGTGGCAGGGTGAGTACGCAACTCAACTCCGGCGTTTAACTGCAGATAAAGAAACAGCTGAGAAAAGAAGCCCTGAAGCTCAATTGCTGATTGACGCGGGGTATATACCCGGTTCACCGGCGTTTATAAGTGCATTGGACAAAACCATTGAGGCTAAACGTCCAGGTCAAAAACAATTTGAAAAACTGGCGATTAACGATGAGATCGTAAGGCTTAGAGAACTGCAAGCAGGGCTTGAAAAAGATTCGCCTGGATACAAAGTGTACCAGGAACAGATTGATTTCCTGAAAGGCAATACTGGTAAAGGTAAAGTAAGCGCGTTCGCTCAACTTTTGTTAGATAGAGATATCGAACCAGGGTCTAAAGAGTGGAATACTAGGATGGACGCGTACATCACAAAAGAATCAACACGGCCTGAAACTCAAGAAAGAGAAATTTCTTACGGTGCAAAACGCGAAGCCCTTTCAGCTGAAATGTTTGAAGGCAAACGCTATAAAGACTTAACTCCAGCGGAACAAGCTAAAGTTAATAAGCGTATTGAACTTGAAGAAAATGTAACGGCGGCAACGAGCGCGCCTAAATTGTTTATGCCCGGCGAAAAAGGCGGTCTTAAATCCATTACTGATTTCCGTAACGATGTTTTTAGCACTATTAAACCGTTTAGAGATACAGTAAACGCATCTGATGCTGCGTTACAAAATATTAATGACTCTATAAAAACAAATAATTTTGTATCGTTTAACGCCTCTCGCGTACAGTTGGCTAGAGCACTTGGCGATAGTACATTAAGCCGCCGCGACATTGAGCAAGCTGGCGGCGATCCATCATTAATTGGTGGCTTCTTCGATGCTACTTCTACTTTGTTTACTGGAACACCTAGTGTAGACACACAAAAGAAAATTAAAGCTACGTTGCAAGCTATTCGTAAAGTAGCGCGTAAAAAAGCGCAAGAGGAACTGGATACATCTCGCGATCTTGGTATTCGCGCAGGGTATAAAGCGCAAGATCTTGATAGAGCTTTTAGAGTTCCAGAAATTACAGGGTCAAATGCGCCCGTTGATAACGCGCAAAAATCAAAAAACGTTCCGTTTGACGCATTGCCCAAATAATAAGGATACGTGATGGATGTCACACTCCCCAACGGTGTAGTAATCGAAGGTGTACCTGAAGGCACGACGCAGACCGAAGTCATGCGCCGTGCAGTTGCAGGTGGGCTTATTACGGAAGAGGAAGCTAGACAAGCGTTGGCCGGCCCACGTCGTCAACCTTTTGCGCCTACGCTAACCGATTTAACGGCTGAAGAAGCGCGTCGTGGCTTAACTAACACGCCCGCCTTATTGTCTGGCTTTGGAAATATTTTATCTAATTACGGGATCAACCCGATTAGCCCTAGTGGATATGTTAGCCAGAAACAACCAAGATTTGCTACGGCTGGCGAAGCATTCGCGCAGGGTGAGGCAGCCGTTCGCAAACCATTGATGGAAATGCTGGGTAGCACAGGCGTGCAACCTTCAACTACCGGCGAAGCTATTTTTGGTGGTGGTGTTCAGGCAGTGACGGATCCGTTTAGTTATATGCTTGGCGGCACGGGTTTATTTCGTGGTCCATTTGCGCGTGTTGTAGGCGCGCCGGTTGAACAGTTTGGCATCGGTACAGGAGCCCAAGCTGGCGTCGAACTTGGACGTGCGACTAACTTACCCGGTGCGGATATTGTCGGTGGTTTGTTAGGCGGCGCAGGCACAAGTTACGCCTTGGGTCAAAGCCGTCGTCTAGTTGATTTAACTGGTAAAGGTTTATCTGCTGCCAATAAAAAAGTTAAAGATTTGACGGGTACAGTGCCACAAGATGAATTGTTGCGCGACGTCAATACGCGGATTAACAACATCTTTGCCGCTGCCGCAGCCGCTGATCCTAACTTCATGACTGTGCTGGAGAAAGCCGCTAAAGCACAGCAGAGCGTGTCGCTTAAAGCGCCAGGCGCACCGGCCGTGCAACTGCCATTGAACGCGCTGTTGATGGACAACCCCGTTATCAACAGTTTTATCCAAAACTTGTCTTCGCGCGACCCTAAGTTTCAAGCGCTGTATGGTTCGCAGTTTGAGGCCGCCAAACAAGCATTGCGGGAAAATCAGATTCGTTTGTTTGGAGATCCAAGCAAAGTACAGCTAACCGGCGTATCCCGTGCCGACGCTGCTGCGCAAGCAAGGGCTACTGAAAAGTCAGTAGCAAGACAAGTTCGCAGTTTAGATCAGCAAATCGCTGACGCTTACAAAGGTCAATCTATTGACCCTACAACGTTTGGTACGCGGGTTGAAGCCTTGCTTAACCAAAAAGAGAAAGCGGCCCGCGAATCTACTAAGCCGCTATACAAAGAAGCGTTTGCTCTGGCCGCCAAGAATAACGTCGTTTTGCCTGCGGCAGCGGTGGACGATATTTATTCGTTCGTTACAAGCCAGACCAACAAGGAAATATTTAACAAGTTTCCCGTGCTGTATAGCTTAGTTGAGAAACGATTCCGCCCTAAGACTACGGAGCCTAGTCCTATTCTGACAGCCGAAGGTCAACCAGTTACACCTGGCGGCGTGGAGTTCTCGGACGTCAGTCCTGAAGCGTTGGATTCATTGAAGCGCCGTATTAACGCTGATTTGCGCACGACCAACAACACGGATCAGATTCGATTCCTGACTATGCTCAAAGAGAAAGTCTCAGGACATATCGATAATCTTAACCCTGAATTTGTTAACGCTTACCGCAACGCAGATAACGCTTATTTGCAGCGTGTTGGTTTGCCGTACAACAGCGAAACTATCAAGAATATCGACCGCAAAAAGTTTGTTGAACAGGTGGCGCCAGCCATTATTGGCAACCGCACGAACGTCGATGAATTGATCCGCGCAACAGGCGCTGAAGGTGAACGTCTGGCACGCGATGCGTTCTACGACAGCTTCACTACAGCAGCGGTGAAAGATGGCGTTCTTGATCCTAGAGCGGCAAATAAATGGCTGGCTAAAAACGCAACGAAGATGGCGTCTATTTCCGGGTTGGAAGCCGAGCTGCGCAATTCAATTAACGATGTGCAACAACTGATCAATCGTCGTACAGCTCTGGAGGCTGATTTCCGGCGTGTAACAGGCAACCAAGTCGTTCGTGAAGGCGGGTTTGCTAATGCTGGCGATTTGGTGGCTAAGCTATATGGTGATCTTGATTTTACTAATCGATTCTTAAAACAGTACGGCGGTAACACAGACGCTATCAACGCGGTTCGCGCGTTCATGTTGGACGATTTGCTTACTGCCAGCAATCCAAAAGCCATGCTGTCTGACCGTACAAAAGCAGCTGTGTTCAACCGCGTTTTTGGCCCAACCTACGCGCAGAAAGTTGGTGATTTTGTAGAGGTGGCCCAACGCTTGAACCGAGACCCATCTGACGTGTCTTTCCGTGGTGAAACGATACCCAAGACACCGATTGAGGAGGCGCTTGGCATACCACCTGAAATGATTTTGTCGCGTTTTAATAACCCGGTATCGGGTAAATTCTACGCCATGACATCGTTGATTAGTAAATGGTGGGCCGGCAGCGTGGCTAGGTCTACAGAGGAAAAACTCAAGAATATTTTGCTAAATCCAGCGGACGCGCAGAAGATTTTTGCATCTTTACCAAAGAAAGATGGCGCGTTTGACCCAAATAAGATTAACGAAGCTGTGCGAATCGGCAAGAAATACGGCTTAGATTGGGTTGCTGAAGCAACAAGCAATCTTATGACAGGCGCAGCCAGAGGCGCGTATCGTGCAGGCGTATCAGAGCCGCCGGTGCCTGTGGCAGAACCTGTTGATATGGAGGAATAAATTGACCCGCTCACCCTTCTGGCCGCAGCCAACGCGGCAGTGGCTGCAGTCAAGAAGGGATGTCAGCTCTACAAGGACATCAAGGGCGCCGCAGGCGAGGTTAAGGATGTACTGGATGATCTGAAGACGCAGTTCGGGAAGATCAAGAACCCGACCAACGCGCAAAAGATCCAGTACAACGAAGAAGTACAGCGGGTTCAGGAAATTGGCAGGGCAGACCCGAACGACGTGTTCATCCAGATCGGCACCGACTTAGGCGCTCTGATGGACGAATACGACAAGATCGGCAAGGTGTTTATCCAGCAGGAAGCGGAAGCGCAGCAGGTCTACACAGGCACGGAATCGATCGGCAAACGGGCGCTAATGCGTGTCATCGTCCGGTCAAGGTTAGACGCCATGCTGGCGGAGCTGCGCGAGACAATGGTCTACAAGGCACCGCCCGAACTAGGCGCGTTGTGGACCAAGTACGAAGCGATGTGGAAGCAGATTGTCATTGAGCAGGACGAAGCACACAAGCGGGAAACCGCGAAGATGCAGATTGAAGCGGCGCGGCAACGCAGGTTGAGAAGGAAAAGGAAGGAAGAGGCGGTATGGGTTGGAGCAATCCTTTTCGTCGTGGCGTGGTACGTCGGAGTCCTCCTGCTTCTTCGAATGAGCCAGACATACCGTGGGCATTACTCGTCGCCGTGGTGGTCTTGTGTTTTGTGCTAGTGATCGCGCTGCCGGTGATGGGCGTCATGTACATGGACATGAATAACGCGTTGTACCGGGCGCAGGAAGAAACCCGCAGGATGAAGGAATTGCGGCTAAAAGTTTTACGGGAGATGAGAGGCGAAGAATGATCACATTTCAGCAGTTTAAGCAGCTAGTTCCCAACACCAAATACCCTCAACAATGGTACGACGCCTTGTTCGGCAAGCAGACTGAGTTGGGCGGCAAGACGCTACTTGATGAGTACGAGATCACCACCCCCAAACGTATCGCTGCCTTCATGGCCCAGTGCGGGCATGAGTCGGGTGGCTTTGTCTGGCTGACCGAGAACCTGAACTACAGCGCAGCCGGGCTGCGCAAGACGTTTGCCAAGTATTTCCCTGACGACGCAATCGCCAACGCCTACGCCCGCCAGCCGGACAAGATCGCCAACCGCGTTTATGCCAATCGCATGGGCAATGGCGACGAGTCGTCGGGTGACGGCGCCCGGTACAAGGGTCGTGGGTTGATCCAGGTTACCGGCAAGGACAACTATTTCTGGTTCGCGTCGTCGCTGGAGATCACGCCAGAGGCGGCTGCCGAGTACATGCAGACCTTCGAGGGTGCAGCGCAGAGTGCCTGCTGGTACTGGGAGCAGACAAGCTTGAACAAGCTGGCAGATGCTGGTGACATTTTGACTATGACTAAGCGGATTAACGGAGGAACCATTGGACTCGCAGATCGTCAAAAACATTACGCTCATGCTTTGCATGTGCTGGGCGCTTAGTGCGTGTAGTGATCGGTTCCGCTACCCGTGCCAAGACCCTGCCAATTGGGAAACCAAAGAGTGCAAAGCGCCCATTTGCACTGCAACAGGCACCTGTCCTGAAGACGTAACGCAACCTGAAAAGGCCAAACCATGAACCGCCTAACTGAAGAACAACTTAACGCGTATCTCAAGTTCGCCATCGGCATTACGTTCTGCGCGATCTTGGGCATGATGGCGACACTATCCATGTATTCGGTTGTGTTTGTAACGCAACCCATGTCCGGCATGGCGCCAGCAGACAAGCAGTTTTTCCTGTTGCTCTCCGACATGTCCAAGTACATCTTGGGCGCGCTGGCCACGCTGATCGCCGTCAAGGGTAAGGAAGCGCTGCCACAGTTTGTGCCGCCTAACTTGAGCAAACCAGAGCCAGAGCCACCAAAGCCAGTAGTGACCACTACGGTGACCACCGTGCGTACAGAGAATGAGCCTACTGCTACGGGCTACAACGGTAAAGCAGCACCTGTTCAACCACCTCATCCGGAGAGAGACGAATGAAAACCCTAATCGCGATTCTGGCCTTCGTGCCCCTAGTTCTGTTTGCTGCTGAGACAAAGAAGGTCTGTCATAAAGAGAAGCAGAAAGGCAAAGAGGTTGAGGTGTGCAAGATGGTCAAGGTTCATAAGAAGTTGGACGGCACCAAGGTGCCACCCAAATGATGAACCCGTGGATGATACTCGGCGCCGTGCTGGCCATTGGCGCGGCGTCTGGCGCTGGGTATTACCAAGGTAATAAATCTGGCCGGGCGCACGTCCAGCAGTTATGGGACAAAGAAAAGACCGAGCAGTACGCCGCTTATGCCGCCGCGCAAGATCAAGCGCGGCAGAAAGAACAAGCGCTGCAGGCCGGCGCCGATCGATTACGCCAGGAGAAGGACCGTGAAATTAGGAATCTTAATGCTCGCGCTGCTGCTCTTTCTAACGTCGTGCGCGAGCGCCCCACCCGCCCCACCACCGAAGCCAGTGCCGTGCCCAGTACCGCCGAGGCTAGACCCGCTGCCGCCGGATGTACTGGAAAAGAGCTTTATAGGCCAGATGGAGAATTTCTTGCAGGGGAGGCTGCCAGAGCAGACGAAACAAGAGTCCTCCTCAAGCAATGCCGAGAGCAATACGAAACCGTAATCAAGATGATGATGGACGCTAATTAAGCGTTACATCCGGTGCCGGATCTGCCGCAGTTGCCGGCAGACGGCGCGGTCTTGTGGCGACATGTCTGGCGATATCTCAGCAACGCCGCACTCCGCTGCAGTAGGGCGTGGTGGTTGCGGGATGACGGTAGCCAAGAATGCGATGGTGGCCACGGCAATGATGATGTAGTAGATGAAGACAAGTTCTCTCATACACCCAGTAACCTCCCAAAGAATTTCGCCACAGGCGACTCGCGGTGCGGCTTAGCGCCCAGCACGACATCTTGCATGAACCGCTCTTCAGGCGTAGACACGCGTTGATACAAGGGTGGCGTATAGAACTCACCAATGCGCACCTTGCCAGTGTCGTACGGCGCGGGTTTAACTATCTCATGGGTTTTAACAAACTTACCGTTATAGAGCATCGTCTTTTCTCCTATCTTCATTTGCACGGCGAGCGTCAACACCTTTCTTTTTTATCAACGCTGCCTCGTCCTTAGTATAAATCGATTTCCCTACCATCACGTTGCCTGCAACCCACACCTCTGCTGAGTAGGCATTGTTCTTGCATGATGGGCACCTGCGTTGCCGCCGTATGCCGCCTGGCTGCTGCGTAGTGTTTACAACGTGGGTCTTGCCGCCGCACTGCTGACATTTCATGGGCGTACCGCCTTTGCCATGATCTCTAGCCGTTCACGGGCGTCGCGCAGGGCGCAGTAGCGCTGGTGTAGGCGCTGTAGGTGCGAGCTGCGTCGCTCATGCAGCTGCTCGTGTGTGAGCATCGCAAACACTTCATCTTCGGAGAGCGCCGCGATCTTGTCATTTAGCGCGCGCCAGCTTAGCTTTTTCATGCTCTATCCTTTTCTGTATGTCATCCACTTGTTCCAGCGCGCGCTCGAATGCCCGCGCCATTTGGTTTAACTCTTTGCGGCGTTGTCGCTCTTCCGTCTGCGCCGCTCTCAGTTTGGCTTTCCAATAATCTAATCGACTCACGCATTTTTCTCCTTTAGCTTGGCTTCGATGGCGCGTACAAAACTGCCGGTGTTGTGCGTATTACGAATTAACTCTGATATTTCCTCATCCGTCAGCCCCTGCCAGTTGCGTTGTTGTGGCGCGGTGACGGTTAAAACGCCATCCTGCTTTGCACCGCATTTTGTGCATTCAACTTCCATCAGGTACTTGTCTGCCACCGGCTCCGGTTCAGGCTGCGCGAGTCGGGCGCGGAGGAATTCAACTGCTTTCTCCCAATCCTCCACTATCTTTGCGCTGAATGTCGGCGGGGTAGCGCATTGCAACGCATCCAGCACTTGCTGCGCTTCCTCGCGTGTTAGTGTGATGGTCATTGGAACCTCTGCGGCAAGTTTTCTCTTGTTATCCGTAACGCTTCTTCTAACGCATACGCAATTGCTTCTCGATCTTCATCTGCGGTATCTGGGTCAAGGTCTTTAACTACCACTGATATACCGTCCTCGTCGTGATTCACTTCGATTGTGTAGGTTGTCATTGTTGTTCTCCTGAAGATTTGGTGATTGCGGTTTCAATCAATTCCCATGTCGCATCTTCAATACCGCATTCGCAAGCAAACCCTTGCTCAAACCGTATGCGCTTGAATATTTCCACCAACTCAGCATTCACCTCATGCAAGCGGCGTAATTCGGCGGCGGCTTCTGTAAGCATCCTGTCTTCATCCCAAGTTGTTGAATAATCACGCGCCCATTTATATATCTTTTCAGCCAGCCGCAGGGCTTCGGGTTGTTTGTTAGTCATTTCAGTGCCTCCATCGCTATGTCGGAAATTGCTCGTTTGTCGTGGAGCGCGCCCCAAATCTTTTCGTCAACTGTCTTGTCTGCGAGCAGAATATAGACCCAGACATCTCGCACTTGACCGGAACGATGGAGCCTGCCGACAGTTTGCTCATAGAGTTCCAACGACCACGGCAGCGACAGAAAGACCATGTGGCATCCTCCGTGCTGTAAATTAAGGCCATGTCCTGCGGATTTCGGATGTACAGCAAGGAGCTGGACTTGGCCGGCGTTCCATCGCTCAATAGCGCGGTCATCATCGAGCGTAACCAGCCTCGGATAGCGACGACGCAGTTCCGCCACTTCCTCCTGGAACTGGTAAACAAGAAGCGTGTTCGCATGTTGGTTTTCCTCCAATAGTTCGTCTAATCGATCAAACTTGTGCCTGCTAAACCATACCGCCGTCTTGATGGATGTGAACTGACCCGGCGCATCGCTCGCCACCCGGATGCTGTCGTACACAAAGCCAGACGCCATCTGTTGCAACTTTGATGTAACAGCCGCTGCGTTGGCCGCTAGTATCTCGGCAGTCGGAAACTGTACTACGAAATCCTTTTTCATCTTCTCGTAGGGCTGTCGGTCGTCCAGCTGACTGCGCAGCTCGACCACATGGCAGGGTGGCAGCTTGTCTTTGTATTCGCCAGGCTCCAGTACGAAGGTGGCCGGCTTGATGCGTTGCATGACTAGCGCCAGCGCGCCTGGGCGTGGTGCCCACTGCCCAAAGTCGCGGTTCATACATACAAAGTATTGCTGCAAGAACGCGCCCTTGGCACGGCCTAGCAGTTTCTCGTCGATGATCTTGCACTGGCCGAAGACGTCCTCCAGACCGTTACTGGTAAACGACCCTGTCAAACCCCAGCGTATCTTGAACTGGTCAATCACTTTGTGCAGCGCCTTGAAGCGTGTGCCGGAGGGGTTCTTGAGTTTAGTTAGCTCGTCGAACACGATCGCGTCGAAGTCAGACAAGTCCTGTTCGGCCAACCATTGGATGTTGTCGTAGTTAGTGACCACTATCGCCACAAACGAGCGCAGTGCTGCCGCGCGATCTTTAGGCGCGCCCACGGCCACGCGGTGGTCTAAATCTGGCGCCCACTTCATAACTTCAATTGGCCACACATCCGTACACACACGCTTTGGCGCCAAGACAAGGAACCGACTCGCGTAGCCGTCCTTGACCATCGCTTGCATCGCAGTCAGCGTGATACAAGTTTTGCCAGCCCCAACAGGCGCCAAGATCATCGCCCGGTCACGCTCGTACAGAAAGTCGGCTGCTTCATCTTGGTACGGACGCAGTTTCATGGAATTGTTTTCCAAATAATAAAGACCACCCAACCAATTGCATTAATGCCGTAAAGACACACTGCAAAAAAAAGCCATTTATCAACCACGTTGTCTCTCTCTAATCCACTCATCAATCATCTCCTTCGACCATAAACAGGCGTAGTTTTGTTTTAGACGCAACACATCGTTGCGGAAGATCTTTTGTAGTTCAGACAGCCGACCGCCTTTGGTTTTCAATTCGACAAACCATGTGCTGCCATCGGGCATACAAGCGATGCGGTCACTCACGCCGCGCTGGTTGACTGACCTGAACTTGTACGTCTTGCCGCCGGCACGCTCGATCGTCCAGACAAAGTAGTTCTCGATTTCTTTTTCTAACATGCTGCGAAATATAAGGCATCAAAAAGTATTTGACAAGGATTATTTTAGGGTCTACAGTCGAGGCTCAATCACTACACGGGAGTACAGTCAAATGAAAGCGTTTCCAAATGTATTTATGGATTACATACCGGCAGCGGAACACCGTGGCATGGACTTGCGCGATTACTTTGCGGCTAAAGCATTGCAAGGTTTATTAGCGTCCGACGTCCACGCGTCGAAAACTGAGTTTGCCGAAAGAGCCTACGCAATGGCAGACGCCATGATGAAAGAGAGGGCACTGTGAGCCATTCCAATATCGTCGGCGGTAGCACCGCCAAGCGCGTCATCAACTGCCCAGCGTCGGTCAAGCTTGTGCAACAGATGCCACCACAGGTCGAGTCCGAACATGCGGCACGCGGCACGTTGTTGCATAACGTGATCGCCGAACTGCTTGAGTTTGACAAGCGGCCAGAGCAGTGCATCGGCGCCCAGTACAAAGATCAGATACTCACACCGGAGCTACTTGATGAGAAGATTATTCCCGCTCTCGCGCTACTCGATGAAGTCGATCCAGAGAAGAAGATGGAGTACATGGTTGAAACCCGAGTTGGCTTTGGCGATTTTTTGCCTGGTGTCTTTGGTAGCACTGACTTACTTGGGCGTAAAGGTAAACGCGCGATCGTTCTTGATTGGAAATTTGGCGATGGCGTACTTGTGGATGCTGAAGACAACCCTCAGCTCTTATTTTACGCAGCCGCCGCTATGCGAACACCCGCTTGTCAGTGGGTATTTGAAGGCGCAGAAGAAATAGAGTGCATCATTGTGCAGCCACCAGCGATGCGTCGTTGGGTCACGACACCAGAGCGTGTGAAGCAGTTCGAAGTCGAACTCGCTCGCGCTGTGCGTGAGTCGTCATGGCCAAACCCAACGATGCAAACGGGTGATCACTGTCGTTGGTGTACAGCCAAACCGATCTGTCCTGAGATGACAGGCGCCGCTGAGCGCGCATTGAAAGTGCAACTGGCTGCATTGCCAGCAGAGCAGATTGCCATGCAGCTGCAGCAGGCCGACATGCTGGAGGATTACGTCAAGAACCTGCGAGCGCTCGCGTTCCAGATGCTTGAAAACGGACAGGCAGTGCCAGGTTACAAACTGGTCGCCAAACGCGGCACGCGCCAGTGGGTGGATGAAGAGAAAGCGAAAGCGTTTCTGTTGAAGTCGCTTGTGGAGCCGTACAAAGAGCTTGAAGTTATTTCGCCGGCACAAGCCGAGAAGCTCTTAAAAAAGATTAAAATGGAATTACCGCCGGAATTAGTCGTATCGATTTCGTCGGGTAGTACGTTGGCCACGGATGATGATGCACGGCCAGCGGTGTTGCAAATCGGGAAGCAGTTGTCTGCAGCCCTCTCTAAACTTTAAGTAAAGGAAACTACAATGTCATTCGCTATAGCAAACCTGCCAAACGTATCCGCGCTCACCACTGCGCTTCGTTCATTGGAACAAGATGTCGGCGCCGTTGGCTCCGTCATTCTGAAGATGGACAAGGGCGGCCACTGGGTCTACGGTGCGAACCAAACCGAAGTTGAAGACGGCACCACATGGGCAGTCAATCCTATGTCGTTCGTTCACGGCTTCATCGCATGGGGTGAGGGTGAAGTGCTGGCCGAGAAGATGGTGCCAGTCACTGACCCACGTCCTGAAGTCGGCGTTGCGCCGCCTGATGCGAAAAAGGGCTGGGAAGTGCAGGTTGGGATGGGGTTAAAATGCTTGAGCGGTCAGGACAAGGACTTGGAGGTGCGTTACACCGTCACGTCTGTGGGTGGTAAGCGCGCTGTCCAGCAGTTGGGCGTTGCGATTGCTGCACAAGTCGAAG